TACAAGCTGAGTGTTACACTGGACATTTGGACATCAAATACCAATCAGAAATTGCAACTACTTGAACAAATTTTGACACTATTCAATCCTTCCTTAGAACTGCAAAGCACAGATAACTACATTGACTGGTCAAGTTTGAGTGTGATGTATTTGGATCAACTAAGCTGGAGTTCACGAACCATCCCAATGGGCACAGAAAATCCCATTGACATTGCCAGCCTCAAATTCTCCATGCCAATTTGGATTTCATCGCCAGCCAAGATCAAGAAGCTGGGTGTGGTAGAACGTATCATTGCCGGCATTTTTGACGCACAAGGCGATGCAGCCGATGCCATAACTAATAACGACTTGTTGCTGGGCACAAGACAGATGTTTACCCCATGGAACTACAAATTGGTTGTGATTGACAATCAAATTCAAGTTTTATACAACCCCACAATTGTGCCCAATGGCGGCTATGAAGATCTTGATCCTACTGCTATTGTGGCAAATTCACCACTACTATGGCCTGCGGTGATTTCGGCCTATGGTGTGCTTCGTCCAGGTATCAGTCAAATTAGATTGAATCGTCCTGCTATTGCAGCACCCGACACTGCCAATCCAATTATTGGCACTATCATTATCAATCCTGACGATGACAGATTGGTAATTTTTACGCCTGACGCAGACACTGCACCACAAAACACTCTGGCACCCATTGATGCTATTATTAATCCACTTGTGAGTGGCCCTGGCACAGGATTACCCACACCTGTTACTGGTGTGCGGTATTTGTTAACCGAAAGTACCGGCAACTGGGATAACGTGGACAATCCCACCGCCTGGGACGGCACAAGTGGCCAACCGTTAATTGCTATGGCCAATGACATTATTGAATGGAACGGCACACGTTGGCGTGTGGTGTTTATAAGTGCTGATGAAACTGCCACTCAGTATGTTACAAACATAACTACTGGTACACAATATGAATGGACTGGCGAACAATGGATAAAAAGCTATCAAGGAGTCTACCCACCCGGAGCCTGGAGCTTAGTACTGTAAAGGCTGTGGGCGTTTGGTTTTTGTCCCGGAGTACAGGCCGTTATTTGTATTTGCTACGCAATGATTCCAAGCATCCAGAAACTTGGGGATTGCCTGGAGGCAAAGTTGAATCTGGCGAAACACTGTTGGGCGGTATGGAAAGAGAATGTATTGAAGAGCTAGGACACTTTCCAGAATATCACAGACTTGTACCGCTAGAAAAGTTTACATCAGCAGATGGTGTATTTGAATATCACACTTGGGTTTGTGTATTAGATCGTGAATTTGTGCCGGTGCTCAACGACGAACACATTGGACATGCATGGATTCAAGCCGGTGTATGGCCTAAACCCATGCATCCTGGATTGTGGAACACTGTGAATATTGATGCTGTTCAGCAAAAACTGGCGTCTGTAGAGCGCACAGAGTTAGCCAGTTTATAGTCCGTATCTAAATCTTGTGGAATTGAAGTTTTGTGTTATTTCATCTGTGGTCAATGCTCGATTATAAACCATAACTTGGCTAATTCTTGCAGTGGCATATTCACCAGCAATAGGGTCTCCTCCAACATAGAATGGCATGGCATCGGGCCTTAAATCTGGAGCATCTGCGTCTCTTAATCCTACCTGTGTGCCATTTACATACAGCTTCAGGTTGTTGGTGCCAGCTTGGGTGCCATCGTAAACGGCACATATATTTTGCCATACGTTTAGTGTTTGCAAATAAAATACTTCTGCAGGATACATTTCAAATTTTTGAGTGGTCAATTTGTAAAACTGGAGTGGTGTGGTTCCTCTGTAGCCCATGAGAATGTAACTATCAGAATTTGCTGTTGGATATGCCCAAATATTCCAGGTAAATGCCGTGGCGGCTGTTTGCACTGGAGTTTGATAGGTAAAACTAGTTCTCTGAGTTGCACCACTGCCAAAACTAAAATAACTATCTCTTCCAGCAGCAGTATATGCAGGACTATTAACCAATGTTCCATTGTTGCCGTTGCCTGATAAATCACTCCAAGCGGTACCTGTACCCGGATAACTTGTAGAATCACCTGTGTCTAAAAAAAGTGATAGTCCCGAAGTAACTGGAGGCACTGCTGTGACCGAGACTCCTGGTCCAACAGTAACTCCTGGTCCAATTATTGGCATGTTAGATCCTTCCCACAACAATCTCAATGGTACCCGATATACCATCAAAGTCTTCAACTGCTTTACCAATCACAGTACCCATAGCAGGTGTGGCACATGCTCGAGCAGCACCATTACCAGCTGATACCATCATATCACCCTTGCGTATTGTACCCACAACGCTAGTTGGAGCACGACCAGTTAACGCCAACACAGCCACATGTTCAACATCTAGTCCGGCATTCATCACGTGTGCAGGATTGGTAGATACCACACCAGCCACACGAACATCGTTAGACTCAGTTGCAAGTGTGACTTCTTGACTGCCGCCAAATGTCAACACAGTGCCTGGTGCATACATAGCATCAGCTGCATAATTTTCTGCCAAGTCAGCATATTGTGCTGATGTGGCTTTGGCAAATACAGTGTTAAATCCCACAGTTGAAGTACCAATGTTACCAACACCAGTTAGGTTGTTGTTGTTGATGTTGCCGCCCGAGATGTTGCCTGTTGAAACAGTTAAGCTAGACCCAGTAATGCCAGCGCCTGTTATGGCGCCAGTGGCACTGATCAATCCGCCTGTTAATACGTTACCACCTGTGATATTTGCACTTACTGATACAGTTGTGCCTGTAAATAATGTAGCGTTAACATTGGCACCACCTAAGACATTACCACCGGTGATGTTTCCAGTTGCAGATATCAATCCAGCAGTTCGTAAGTTGCCACCTTGTACGTTGCCAGTCACGCTCAAATTGGCACCGGTATTAACATTGCCTGTGCCATTTGGCGTGAGCACGATATTGGCATTGGCAGCAGATGTTTGAATGTCCAGTTGAGCTGAATCAACGATAGCACCCGACAATAGCAAATTACCAGCTGTGATATTGCCAGTGCTCACTGTCAAACTTGAGCCAGTAATACCAGCACCTGTTATAGCGCCAGTTACTGATACAGTTGTGCCTGTAAATAATGTAGCGTTAACATTGGCACCACCTAAGACATTACCACCGGTGATGTTTCCAGTTGCAGAGATCAGTCCACCTGTGAGTATATTTCCACCAGTTATGTTAGCTGTTGCCGAAAGAGTAGTGCCGCTGATTACATTGGCACCACTAACATTACCTCCTGATCCAGCAGTTACAATGTTACCACCAGTAATGTTACCAGTTGCAGATAACAGTCCACTTGTTAGCAAATTACCACCAGTAATGTTACCAGTTACTGATACTGTGGTACCGGTGTGTGTTGTGGCATTGACGTTTGCACCACCTAATATGTTACCACCAGTGATGTTACCAGTTACTGATACTGTGGTACCTGTGAATAGTGTAGCATTGACGTTAGCACCGCCCAACACATTACCACCTGTGATATTACCTGTTACCGAAACTGTGGTACCCGTGAATAGTGTAGCATTGACGTTAGCACCGCCCAACACATTACCACCTGTGATGTTGCCAGTGGCTGAAATCAATCCAGCAGTTCGTAAGTTGCCGCCTTGTATGTTGCCAGTTACACTCAAATTGGCACCAGTATTAACATTACCAGTACCATTTGGGGTAAGCACGATATTGGCATTGGCAGCAGATGTTTGAATGTCCAGTTGAGCTGAATCAACGATAGCACCCGACAATAGCAAATTACCAGCTGTGATATTGCCGGTGCTCACTGTTAAACTTGAACCAGTAATGGCAGCACCTGTGATTGCTCCAGTAGCAGAAATCAATCCACCAGTTAGTAAATTACCACCAGCAATGTTAGCTGTAACTGATACTGTGGTACCTGTGTGTGTAGTAGCGTTAACGTTTGCACCACCTAGTATGTTACCACCTGTAATGTTACCAGTAGCAGAAATCAATCCACCAGTTAGTAAATTGCCACCTGTGATGTTTGCACTTACTGAAACTGTGGTACCTGTATGAGTTGTGGCATTGACATTGGCACCACCTAGTATGTTACCACCTGTAATGTTGCCAGTAACACTTAGACTTGTGCCAGTAGCATCACCAATGTTTGGTGTGGTAAGTTGAGCACTGGTTTTGACCACAATATTGCCAGTGCTGAATGCTGTGGTAACATTGTCAACCAATGCATTGATCACAGTGCCATTAAGGCTGATACCAGCAGATGTATTTGCTGAGTAAATTTGTGCTTTGCTGAATTCAGCAAATGTGATGTTTGATGTGCCAAATGTAATGGTACCTGAGGGTGCATTAACAATGTACGCTGCGCCGGCATTGACATTGCCACTTTGCACAAAGAAGTAATCATTGATGCCCAATTGAGTTGGACTACCAGCACCATACGTGTCTGCGTCTGTGGCACGAACAATTGTTGTGGCATTGGCCCAGGTATAAACACCATTGAATACTGCATTGCCTTCGTCCTTGACCAGCATTCTTGTGCCAATTGTTTGAATGTTAGCTGTATCAATTAAATTAAACGAACCAGTGGTTGTGAGTGTTGCGCCCACACCGTTTGCCACACCATTTGGTTGTGCATATGTAATTACTCCGCCTGTGGCAGTAGCAAGTGTGGTGATAGTAGCGGCTGTTACCGGTGAATGGTAGGAAATTGCTGTTGACACCAAGTTATCAACATATTGTTTGGTAGCTGCATCAGCGTTTTGTACTGGTTGCGGAACATTGTTGATATACTCGTTGTTGGCATTGATATTGCCTGTGGTGCTAAGGGTTAGGTCACCAGTTGATACCAAAGTCAACCCAGTTCCAACTATGTTGTTAGTGTTTACATTGCCACCAGTGATGTTACCTGTTGCTGAAATCAACCCACTAGTTAGAACATTGCCACCAGTGATATTAGCTGATACACTTACTGTTGCTCCTGTATGTGTGGTTGCGTTGACATTTGCACCGCCTAACACATTACCACCAGTGATATTACCAGTGCTAGAGATCAATCCACCAGTTAGTAAATTGCCACCAGTGATGTTACCAGTTACCGAAACTGTAGTACCTGTATGTGTGGTTGCGTTGACATTGGCTCCGCCCAAAATGTTGCCACCTGTAATATTAGCAGTGGTAGTGATGTCGGCAGTTGAATTAATTGCACTGACAACATTTGAACTCAGACTCAATCCAGCAGCATTCAAGTTACCACCAGTAATATTGCCAGTTACTGATACTGTGGTTCCTGTATGTGTGGTTGCGTTAACGTTTGCACCACCTAATATGTTGCCACCAGTGATGTTACCAGTTGCACTAATCAATCCGCCTGTTAAGACATTGCCACCAGTTACGTTACCAGTTGCACTTGCTGTGCCACCTGTGGCCAAGTTGCCACCTGTGATA